GACGACACTCATCTTCTCATCGGTGGGAAACTCAGGCTTCAGGCTGCGGATCCGTGGCATCAGCGCACACCCTTCTTCTTCGCGACTCCCTTCTTCGCCTGCGCCGGCTTCTCCGCCGCCCGCTTCTCGGCCGCCGCCAGGTCCTTCACAATCTTCATGATGTCCACGCCGAACTGCTTCGCCACCTTGGCGCCGCTCTTCGCCGCATACGAGTTGTCGATCGAGCGCACGACCAACATCAACGCCGTCAGGCGCACCAGGTCGGCATCGTTCTTCGCGGTCCACATCGTGTCATCCGCATAGTAGTCGCAGTCGAGCTCCTGCCGAAACTCTTCGGTGAGCAAGAGCCCGACCGCCGACTTCGGCCCGGTCGGCGCCTTCCGGATGGCAGCGGAGAGCGCGGCCACCATGGCCGGCACCGCCTCGTCGTAGCGCCGCCGCTCTTCCATCTCCTTCTTCCAGCGATCTTCGTTCGAGGTCACAGTGCGCTGTGCCGTCTCGACCGCCGTCTTGCTGCCCGTCAGCTTCGCCTTCTCGAGCGCGGCGGCCGCGCGAATCTCGCTCCCCCAGTGCGTCGTGCACTTCTTCTTGTCGGTGCAGATCATGAACGACTCGCCGCGGCGGATGCCCGCGACGACCACGCCAAGCGCCTGGCTCTTGCATGGCTTCTCCGCCCGGCGCCAGCTCTGCGGGCCGAGCGTGCGGCTGCTGGACTTCGCGTCGGGGTGCAGCTGCGACTCCAGCGAGATCTCGAGCACCTTGGCGGCTGACGTATCAGCGAGCGCGAGCTGCTGGCTCAACGCAGGAAACAGCGTCGGAATGTCCTCCGCCTCGAGGTCGAGGCGCACGTGCCGATCAATCCAGTCCGAGAACTCCCGCACGCTGCAGGGCTTGGTGTTCGCATAGTCGTCCTCGGAATCTTCGCCTTCGAGCTCGTACTGTCGTGTGTGCTCGATGCGAAACAAACCGTCCCCACGGATCTCGATCGCCTTCTCCTGCTGCTCGGCGTTCAAGCGCGATAGCAGCACCGCATGCGCCAGCGTGAACCGCTTGGCAAGGAACAGGTCCTGCGCCTTCGGGGTGAGCTGCAGCAGACGCAGGCGGTCGTAGACGTAGCCAGCGGAACGCCCAACGCGGTCGGCGATCTTCGCCACGTCATAGCCGATGGACTTCTCCATCAGCGAGCGGAAACCCTGCGCCTCTTCGAGCGGATGCAGATCGTCCCGCTGCAGGTTGTCGATGGTCATCACTTCGATGAAGGTCGCGTCATCCATCTCGCGGACGTTCACCGGGACCTCGGCCATCTTGGCGATCTTCGCTGCGCGCAGCCGGCGATGCCCTGCGGCTAGCTCGTAGCCGCCGCCCACCTTGCGTGGGCGGGCGGTCAGCGCGTTCAGCACGCCCACCTTGCGCAGTGAGTCGGCCAGCTGCTCGATCGCGGCCGCGTCGTAGTGCTTGCGCGGGTTCAGGGGGGACTCATGGATGCTCCCGATGGGGAGCATCTGCAGTGCCAGTGCAGACATCTCAGTTCTCCTTGGAATCAGGGGTTTCCTGCGCGAGGCGACGGCGCCGTGCCGCCGCGTCGTACTGCGCCACGCGCGACGGCCGCACCCAGACGGTGTTGACGTTGCCGTGGGACTTCTCCAGCTCCTCGCGCGCCCAGGCAGGCGGGCGCTCGCGGTCGACGGCCTGCAGCCCCATACCGGTGCCGAGCCCACCGAGCCCGTCGAGCGTTTCCTTTCCATTGTTCGCGATCTTCTTCTGCGCGCCCAGGGCGAGTCGCACTTCCCACACGGCGGCGCTGCCGAACGCGTCGAGTAATCGGTTCATCACCGCGGCGCCGAGCTCGTTCAGCTTGGCCCCGTCGCGCGAGTTGGCGGCGAGCGCGGCGTAGTGTTCGGTCCATGAGCGCGGCCGCGGCGGCTCTAGTGGTGGCGACGCGGCGGTGCTGAACAGCGGGCCGAAGTCGAGCACGGCGGCCGGGCGCGCCGGCTTCGTGCCGACAATGTCCGACTCGAGGTCGCGAGCCGTGGCGTTGTGGTGGGCCATCAGCTCACCCTCTTCGGCCGAGTGGGACCACGCAGGACCGCGAGGGTATCGCCGTGGATGTTGGTGCGACGGCCCTTACGAGCACAGTGGACGCCCGTCTGTTCGGCGTGTTGCGCCCCGGTCTCCTGCGGGTCCAACTCAACGGCCACCGCCAGACGGGCACTGCGCATCTCGTGCGTCTCGTCGGGCTTCTCGTAGTTGCCGAGATAGCGGTTGCGCTCGGCGGCCGACATCTGGTTCCACGACACCTGCGCCACGACATCAACCGTCACGCCCGGGTAGGCGCCCCGGGCGGCCAGCATGGCGGCGCCCTTGTCTGGCGCCTCCACCTGGTGCGGCGCGACTACGCCGGGCAGCTCGACCGACGGGCCGTACTTCTTCGGGCTCCCACGGCGGCGCTGGATGATGAGCCACTTCATGGGACGAGGCTCCACTTCCGGCGGTGCGTCTGGATCAGCCCCGCCGTGCGCAGCGTCTGCAACACGGCATCGAGTTCGCGCATGCCGGCATCGAGCATCACGCGCAACTGCGACGCCGTGAGCGGTCGCTCGGCTTGCCGCAGCAATCCGAGGGCACCCTCCGTGAGCTGCTTGCGCCGGTCGGCCTGGTAGTCGGCAAAGTTCACTTCGCCTCCGTGCGCTTAAAGGCGCGGCGAATGAACCAGCGACCGAGCAGACCGACGGCGCCGATGAGGCCGTACACGACGATGGCCTCCCAGCTGAAGTCGCCGACGGCCATGACAAGACCGTTGGCGGCATAGCCGAAGAGGGCGCCGAACACGAACGCCGACTGCTCGCGGTCCTGCGCCCCGACGAGCCCTCGCAGGTACATCCCGTTGGCTTGCAGTAGCGCGTGGTTCTCGCGCGTGAGGTTGCTCATGGCGACGGCGCGCTCGGCAGCATCAGCACGGTAGGCGTCGATCACGTTGAGGGCAGAGTTCTTCACTGATCGTCCTCCGCCTCGCGCTTCAGCTGCGCGAGCGCACCCTTCGTGGCCGGCCCGAACTTGCCCTCGCCGGCATCAGCGACCACACAGACCGCATCACGCGCGATGGCCACCGGCAGGATCGCGACGTTGACCGTGGTGCGCACCAGCTTTCCGAAGAGGCTCACGCGACACCTCCCGGCAGCGGGAGCTGCAGCATCGCGGCGAGCTGGTTCCACGAGCGGCGCAGCGCGTCGGGATCCTCGGACGAGTTCGTGCGCAGGTACCGGAACAGGCAACCACGCGCCTCGAGCTCGGCGAGTTCGGCGGTCAGCAGACCATCCTCGAGCCAGACCCACTCGCGGCCGAGGCGCTGCTCTTCCCAGTTGATGCCCGTGGTCTTCACATCGAACCAGCGCATTGGGTTCACGATGCGCCTCGTGAGCTCGCGCGGCAGTCCGATGCGCTCGAGCTTCGCGATGTCTTGCTCGGCGAGGTAGCCACGGCCGCACCAGTACGTGAGCCAGCGCACCTCGCAGTGCTCATGCGCCCAGGTGAGGAAGGCGACGGCGCCATCGGCGAGACCGCCATCCGGGTGCTCTGCCCACCACTCGGGCGTCTGATGCGGCGGGAAGGTCACCAGCGTGTCATCGATGTCGAGGTAGATGACCGGGCGCAGCGGCGATGCCGCAGGGACGGGGCAGGGGATCGTCGACGCCGGCACCGAGGTGTGCACGGTCCTCGCCCTCCCCCGCCCCTGCTGCATCGAGCGCTTTGCCGCCTGGCGTGCCCGCTTGGAACCGGCCCGGGCAAGCGCGGCGAAGTCAGCGGACGAGGATGGCTCCTTCGGGACGTAGGCCGGGGTTGCGCTGTAGCGCCGCGCGTTCGACTGCTCGCCCGGGTGGTAGTAGCGGCGCTGCGTCGGCGCCACGACCGGCACGCCGGGCTTCTGCGAGGCGACCAGTGCGGCGACGGCCGCGAGGGGGAGGGCGCTCATTCGCATGGCACCCCTCGCGCCGCAGCTTTCGGCCCGATTCGGAGACCGAAACGCGTCGAAAAATGTTCCACGGGGAACCCGGACGTTTTCCGGACACTTTCGGCGGTCGCTTTGGCGTCAATTCGGGCGCTCGGCGAACCATCCTGCGACCGATCTTCCCTCGGGGAAGCGCCCGTAACTGCGAGCGACCGCTTCGTTAGAAAAGCAGCGGTCGTCGGTTCAATTCCGACCTGTGGCTCTTTACACATCGGTTCCCAAGTCCTTGTGTGAATTCGAGTTAGCATCATCCGAAGCCGACGCCAGCGCGTCGGCTTTTTCGTTTCCGGAAGCTCCGGACATTGGCCGGACACTTTCGATCAGTGCCGATGCACGGTCGATGCGACCCTGCCGCCGCTTGTCGTACTTCTTCAGCATCTTCGGGTCGGTGTCGCCGACGTACTCGAGGCCGAGCATGGGCTCGCCCGAGCGTTCGCCGATCTCACCAACCACCATGCGGCGGAACCCATGCGCGGCACGGTAGTCGAGATGGGGAACGCCGGCGCGCGCCTCGCCCTGGCGCAGGTGGTAGTGCAGCGCGCTGTACGCGAGCGCCTCCGTCTTGTTGCGGGTGCCGAAGATCACCCAGTCGGCAGCGGCCAGCGCATCCGGCCCGGCATGCTTGCTCTTGTGGTGCGCGCGCACGCGGTACGTCGCGGCGCGCGCGCGCCACTGACGCGCCGTCGTTAGCGCGGATAGCGTCTCCCACAAGATGGGCTGCACGAGCTCGACGCCTTGCTTCTGGTAGAGCGCCGGCCAGCGGATGACGCCCGCCTCCTCGTCGATGTCGCGCCAGCGCAGGTGGCGGACGGCTTGCGCACGCTGCCCATGGTGCCCCGCCAGCATCAAGAACACCCACGCGCGCCACTGCCCCGGATCCTCACGATCGAACGCGGCGAGCAACTGTTCGTACTCCGCCGTCGAGTACTCCGCGGGCTCGATGGCGCCCGCTTCATCCTTGCCCTTCTTCCAGCGGAAGGCGAGCACGCCACCTTCGACGAACAGGCGCGCACCGACCGCCCATCGATAGATGCCCCGCACGATCTGCAACGTCTGGCGCACCTGGTTGCTGGCAAACCCCGCCTTGGCGGCGTCCGTGCGAAATCGACCGAGGTCGGCGTGGGTCACGCGCGCGGCCAGCGTCTCACGGCCGATGAAGGCCTGCCACCGCCGCCAGTGGTAGCGGTAGTTCAGAATCGTGGCCCCGCGCAGGTGCGACATCTCAGAACCGGAAAACTGCGCCCAGAGGTCCTCGGTGGTGACTTCCGGCGCGAGCGTCGGCGCGGCCGTCGCGGCGGCAAGCTTTTTCCGCGTCTCGTGCCATCCCTGCACGAACTGTTTGGCTTCCGCGCGGCCGGTGGCCGTGAGCGGATACCACCGGCGATGGGCGACGCCCGCCGCATCGCGATAGTACACGACCACGCGATGCTCGCTCCGATCCTCGACCGCCTTCACGCGGTCGCCGTGCGAGCCGAGCACGATGAGCACCTTCCGGCGCGTCGTCATGCGGCCGTGCCCCGGGCGGCGGCGCGCCCTTCGTTGCGAGCCAGCACAAGCTCGGCGCGGCGCGGCAAGATCGCCTCGCAGTAAAAGCGCGTGCGCCCCTGCTTGCGCGCGAACCCGCGCCGCTCCCACTCAGGGAAGCGGCGGCGGAGCACGCGCGGCTGCAGCGCGCTGAACAGCGCCGCATCCGCCTCGGACAGATAGTTCAGCCAGGGCAGGGACGCGCGCTCGACGCGCTGCGCGAAGTCGCGCAGCAGGGACGACTCACGGTCGAAGCCGAGCCGTGCGAGACGGTCCGCGTCGGACTTCGCGTCCGCCAGCACCTCCTCGAGGTGTTCACTCATGCTTCCGCGCCTCCGACGCGCGCTGGCTGAGGATTCTCGTCCACAGGGCCGATGCCCATGCACTCACCGCACACGGGATGATCGGGTTCCACTCTCTTGCCGTGGCAGCGCGGGCAGCTGACTGTGATGGTGCGCTTCATACCAGCGACATCCGCGCCGAGCGTCCCGTGAGCGTGACGCTTTTGCCGCCGCTCGCCAGCGTGACCAACTCAATGCTCCCCTGCTTCGCCGCGAAGAGGTCGCCCTGGGCGCGCTCGCCGGCGCGGTACTTTGCCGCCTCCTCCTCGAGCGCGTCGAGCATGCGAATCGCGAAGGCCGGCAACGCGGGGCCATCCTCGCTCGACGCCGTTTCAGGAAGGTGGGGCGTGTTAAGCACGAGTGGTGCGTTGCATCCGCTCAGTCGCTTGAGTGCGGTAACCACGAGCCCGCGCCCCTGCGCGTCACTCTGGCTGATCGAGACCGACTGGATGGTGAGGCCGGTTTCCCAGCTCATCGGCAGATCGAGCAGCTGGCGCACGAAGCGATTGAACTCCTGCAGCGCCGCGTGAAACTCCGGCCGAGGATCCTGCGACGACACCAGGCGATGCTCGATCGACTGACGCAGCTCCGAATCCTGCCACTCGAGGGTCACACCGTCTTTCTGCGAGTACTTGATCTTGGTGAATGGCATAGGGGGTTTCGTCTGTTCGGTGTGGGCAGTCGGTGCTATATTGCGAAGGCGGTGCGCGCGAGCGTATCGCCCTCGGAATCAGGGCCCTCCCGGCGTGCCAACGGCCGGGGGGGCTTCCGCTTTCTGGCCATCGACGCCGGCGTCGATGACGTCGGGCTGGCGCGTCTCGACTTCGACGTCGGTGATGCCGACGATCTCGGCCATGACCTGCAGCTTCGCGAGCTGCGAAACCTCGGCACGAATCAGCGACGTGAGCTCGCCGATGCGCGCCTTCGACCGCGCCATGTCGCGCGCGAGCGTGGCGCGCGACGACCGGATGGACTCGGCGGGGGCGATGGCCGGCGCAGTCACTCGACCTCCACGGGAAATCGGGCGTCGGGGAATCCGGCGCGCAGCGCCGACTCGACGAGCTCGCGCGCGCCGTGGGAGTAGCCGAGTTCGGCCCGCGTCGCCCAGTACGCCTCGAGCGCGCGTTCGACGCGCGCCTCCCATGCGGCCGCCTCTTCGGCGGTGATCGCCGGCGCTGGCGCTGCGGCCTTCGCCGACCGGACGCGGAGCACTCTCACGCGCGCCCCCGATGCAGCTTGGCGAAACGCATCGCCGACAGCGCGCGCATCATGCGGCGCCCAGACTCCACGTGCCGGCGGGTAGCCAAGAGCGCGGCTTCAATGAGCGAGAGCGGCGCATCGTCGGTGAACGCAACGCGCTGCTGCAGCGGGTCGGCGGCGCACTCAGCGTCAGTTTCCTCGAGCGCCACGGTCTGGAAGGCGGGATACAGCTCGCCCGTGCGCTGGTCGAGGCGCGCCACGATCAGATCGCGCAGATCGTCCGCGAAGGCGATCGCGGCATCACGGTCCGGCAGCTGCGCCAGCGCACTGACGAGGCGATCGAGCGTGGAGAACTGGTAGCGGGATTCCTCCCGTGCGAGGTCCCAGAGCAGCTGTCGGTCCCCACCCGTCAGGGTGGGCGCGCGCTCGGCCGCCTGAGCGGCGCGACGCACGATGTCTCGGAAGGAACCGGCCGGTGCCAGCGGCTGGTTGCGTGACTGGTACATAGGTCTCCTCGGGGTGATCAGGTTTGCTGCATGACCTCGACTACGCCTGCACGTGCACCACCATCAGCTGGCTGCGGGGAGCGCAGGCCGATTCTCGTCCGTCTCCCGCTTCACTTCACGCTCCACGAGCGTTCGCACGTACCCACTTCTACTCTGGCCGGCGCGGCGTGCTAGGCGGTCCGACGCCTCGGCGATATGGGCGGGGAGCCATAGCGAAACGACCGTTCCGCGCTCACGCGCCTTTCGGACCTTCTTGACGGATGCCACCTTTCGGGAACCTCACTAATAGGGAACGCTCCATTACGGTAATATTCCGGTAATGTTCCCGCAAGCCCCCATGTCTCAGTCTCGCGAACTCAAGATCGAAATCGACCGGTTGCTCGAACTGGCGGAGGAGTATTCCCACGTCGAGCTGGCCCAAGCGTGGGGAGGCGTCACCGCCTCTCTCGTAGGGAAGCTGCGGGGTGGATGGCGACCTGGGCGCATGGATCCTCATCGGCGCGCGGCGATGAAGCAGCTGCTCGCAAGACTCGAGGAGGCGGAGGCGCCGATGAACGCACCCAGCGTACCGATGAAGCAGGCAAAGTTTTCCTTTGACCCGCCGGCATCTGGATCTCGAGTGGCGGAATCCGCGCCGCCGACCTTTGTCGAGCATGTGCTCTTCACTGCCGGTCGCATCGCAGAGCTCGCGAACCAGATTGCCTCTGCCGCCGCGCAGCAGCAGCGCGTCAGTTACGAGCTAGGCCAGCGCGCGGAGGTGGAAGGGGAGGGCGGTCGGATCGCCGAGAAGCTTGACCAGGACGCTGCCGCGCGTGCCGCTTTGAAGCAGAGGAAGACCGACCGCTCCGGCGATAAAGGAGCTGCCGCGCCATCTCGCCGCCGTAGTTAACTGGCGCGAGCGTACCGGCCTCGAGTTCGCGAAGCAGCCGGGCGGGAGTTGTTCGAATCTCCTCCGCCCAGAGTTCACCGCCGGGCGGTTGGTTGGATCCGACAATGGACGTCGAGTCGTCGAGGTCGATGCTGACCAGGTCGCCCACGTAGAGGGCGAGTGTCCGGATCGGCTGGACCACGTCGAAGAGTAGGCGCCGCAGGGGCGATGATTGGTCGCTCATACTGACAACAGCGGCGCCAACCTCCAAACGCAAGGGAACGGCCTGCACGCTCTCACGCACGTCGTCCTCGCCGTGGCTCCTGTCACGACGTATCGCGCCACCATCGCGTCACGCGCTTTTGTGCGCGCATCTATAGGTTAACGCGCACAAAAACGACTGTCGTTACAAGTCCTGATGCTGCACTATTGCGCCAGCATCCTCGGAGGGGTTTTCGATGAATCGCAGCGCTCTGACGCTCGTTATCTGGTTGGCGACCGCATGCGGAGGCGATACGGCGTCGGCGCCGACAGCCGCGAAGGTCGCAGTTTCGGCGCGTCTGGCATCAGGCCCGATCGCTGATGCCGTCGGTGCAACGGTCTCGATCGACATCGTCGCGCTCGACGCCGAACAGAAGTCCGTTGCTGGGCAGGTGGTGAACTTTGTGGTGACGTCCGGTGGCGGATCGATCTTTGCGCCGGCGGTGACAACTGACGGCACCGGGCACGCGCGGAACTCCTGGACGCTGGGCACGGTGGCTGGCACGCAGGTCGTTGAGCTGCGCACCATCAGCCCCACTGGCTCCGCGGTGGTGCTCGGCACGGCATCGGCGGACGTGAAGCCGGGAGTGCCGGAGACCTTCTCGCTGTCGGCGTCGTCGGCGTCCGACCCGGCGGCCGCATGGATTGTCGGGCGCGCGCGCGACGCGATGGAGCTGCTCGCCGGCACGGTGCGAGATCGCTACGGCAACGCCGTCACAGGCTACCAGAGCAGCGTCACGCAACAAGGCACCTGGACGAATGTCCGCACGATCTTCACGGCCTCGAGAGCGTGGGAGACCAACCGCCTCACGGTGACGATCGGCACGAAGTCGACCAACGTGGATGCGTGGGCCGTTGAGGACTGGCGCGCGACAAAGTGGACGGTGCGATATGCGTGTACCGCGAAGGCCTCCGGCCTGCTCACGCGGTACGCGCTCACCGTCGACAGCGTGCGCTATCGCTCGGAGTCGACGCTGTGGCCCGGCCCGCAGGCGCTGGGCGTCTTCTTCGCCTCAGGCACCGCGACGCCCACCGGTGGCGCGCCGGCCTCCGTCCGCCGCGAGCTGCTGTTGTGGCGCGCCTGGGCGGACTCGCTGCAGCTCGGCGTACCGTCAGGCGCCGCAAACGGGGACGGGCGACTCTACGTGGGGCAGACGCCTCCGCCCAGCTACAGTCTGAAGACCTGGACCTTCGTGCGCACCGCACCCGGTTCCAATGACTTCGGGTCTGGGCAGAGCTCTGCATCGTGGTGCATGCCGAGTGAGAGCGTCGAGCTCAATGTCGGCGCAGCAGGGACGACGTTTGTCATGACCAAGGGGAATTAAGATGTCCGACCTCTCGCTGTTCTCCTCCGACGAGGATCTCGCCCGCGAGCAGCAGTCGAGTCGGCGGCACGTCGATCGACACCTGTCGGAGCCTGAGCGGGCCAAGGTCGCGATCGCCGATGCGCGCGAGGAACGACTGCACCGACGGCTGCGCGCCTTCGCCTGGTGGTTGTTCGTGCTGCCCGTGCTGATCTGGGTGGTGGGGGTGGTGGTACTGTACCTGGCTGGCAGTGTGCTGGGATTCGGGCGACCGTGACGGCTGGTCCGGCACGCCACCATGCCCGCTAAAGAGGTCGACGACTTAGATATGCCCACGGGGCCCTGCATCGTCGCAGGGCCCCGTGGTCCTTCATCCTCGAAAGACTATCCGTGGATGTTGCGCGGATCGTTGCCGTAGGAGTTCTTCTCGCGGATTCGACCGTGTTCATCCTTGATGGTGTGCTCGGTCTTGTAGGCGATGGCGAGCAGTCGGCCAGCGGCCGCTGCATCGTGCTGAGTGTAGTGGAGCGAGGCCTGTTCGACCCCGTTCAAGCTGTTCGCCCACATGATCGAGTTCACCTTCTTGTACGTGATGACTCCCACTCCGTGATAACCGAGCAGGCCGAGCAATCCTGATGTTGCAGCCATTGCTGAAAACCCTCTGGAAAGAACAACATGCCTCGCGATGGAGACCGGAATCGCGGCCCGCGAGACCCGCGGTTCCGGCTCGATGTGTCGATCGCCATGCAGCTCGAGTTCTGCACGGCACAGGGGTTGCGCGCCTCGGCTGGCGCGGCGATGTTGTCCTCTCGCAGTGCGGTCACGGTGTCACGTGACCTAGGTTCAGAGCCAATGAGTCGGGGGCCTTGCAGGGCCGTATCCCTTCTCGCGAACGCCTCGCCGATGATGACCTTCGGCGAGGTTTTTCGTTTGCCGACAAATGAACGTACAACACTCGCTGCGTGGCCGGCAAGAGCACTTCGGGTATGCTTCGGGTGCGCTAAGTGTTTCACGTGGAACAACTTAGCAAGAAAACGATACAACGGTCTCCGCTCTTGGCCTGACACGGAGGGCCCGCTAGGGCCCGCTTTATCGCACCAACGGCGTTATCCACGCCTCGCACGCCCGGCACTGGCCCGTCTCGCGCGACCCTTGCGGCAACCACTCGCTGCAGACGGGGCAGCGCTCGAGCAGCACCACCGACGGCAGTGTGGGGATGCCTCGGCGCACCGGCTCGAGGAGGTCGGCGAGCTCACGGTTCGTGAGACGCGTTATGAGCGGACGCGGCATGTCACGCTTCGACGGCCTCGACAGTCCAAAAGTCCCACGCGTGCGCCTTCACGAAGTCGAAGGAGAGCTGGCAGCGGCCGCCGCGCCCCCAGTCTACGCCCCAGCTGTTGTCGGCAATGAGGTAGCCGTCCTGTTTGCGCACGCCGAGCAGTCGATCGAGCAGCGCACCGAAGAGCCCGCCACGCGGCTTGCCGGCATCGGTGATCTCGTAGCCGGTGAAGCACATGCAGTGGCCGCCGAGCGTGGGCTCGCCAGCGCGCGGCATGGGGACGACGCCGGTGCGCGCGGTCTCGGCACTCTGGAAGCTCGCGAAGACGAAGAACCCGAACACTACCGGGCGTCCGGCGGCGATGGAGGCGCAGATCTGCTCGACGGTGCCGAGGCGGGTGTAGCGCACGAGCTGGTGCTGCTCGGCGTCGGCGTAGGCGGCCGCGGGCGGTGCCGTGCGCCACTGCGCGATGTTATACGGCCACAGCGGTTCGTCGGGCACGCCGAACTGCGCCATCGCCTTGATGCACGTGCGAATCTGCGCGCCGCCGTCCTGGTCAATGGTGCCCTCGAGCTGACGCGCGAAGTAATACAGCGCGAGGCGCGACGGGCGGCGCGGCGCGAACCCTTGGCGCCGCCGCTCGATCTCATGCGCGCGGCCGCCGCCGTGGCCGGTGCAGCTGCCGAGCGATTCCTGATTCCAGATCTCCGGCACGATGCCTTGCTCCCAGAGGTCCACGCGCGGCGGGAGCGCGCGCAGCGCCGGCGGTGGGGCGGTGACGCGAAAGTCGCGCGCGTCATGCGCGTCGGGAATGCAGTTGAAGGTCGCGCGTTCGGGAATGGGCATCAGGCGGGCCTCGTCGAGGCCGCAAGGACCGCGCACTCGAGCGCGCGCTGCACCCAGGTGGCGCCGAAGTCCTTCCACGTGGCGAGCCCGGCGTTGAAGACGATGCGCCGACGGAGCACGCGCAGCGCCACGCTGAGGGGGTCCGGCACGCGCTGGGCCGCCACGATGGTGGCGGGGCCGAGCTGCCCGTCCACGGTGAGACCGCCGAGTGCGAGCTGCAGCCAGCGCACCGGCGCGCCGCCGTTGACTGCCGTGTCGAAGAGCACCACGGCGATGGGGAAGGGGAGCTCATCTCCGCGCACGCGCTGCCAGTAGTCGCGATGGTAGATGGCGATCGCGGCGTCGCGCGTGAGCGCCTCGATGTCGAGCTGCGGATACTGGCGCTTGCTGATGCCGAAGTTGGTCTCGCCGCCCGGGTCGGCGGCGCTGTTGGCGTAGCCGCCTTCCTGCCGCAGCGTGAAGGCCACGGCGGCGAGGAAGGCGGGCGAGTACACCGACCCGGGCGTCACGACTCAGGCCGGGAGCTTGCCGGCGCGCTTCAGCGCGGCGGTGCGGATGCCGGAGTGCGTGATGTGCGCAGTGACCCACGTCATGATGAACTGCACGGCGAACCCAATGAGACCGACGGCGCAGTTGGCCTTCACGAGCACGCCGGGATCGCTGAGACACCCCGTCACGTCGGCGGGAATGCCGATGCTTTTCTGCGTCGTGAGGTAGGTGACCAGCAGCGCGATGAAGGCGTTGGCCGCCTGGTTGAGCCAGCTCGGCCACCGGTCCATGGCCGGCGTGAGGGACTTCTTGAACAGCTGGTAGAGCGCGGCCTGCAGCGTGCCGGCGATGGGGCCGGAGAGAAGGCTGAGCAGCGGGCTGAGCAGAAAGCCGGGCAGCGCGACGAGCAGCAACAGGAACGGCGACACGAGATGGGCGTGCATAAGATCCTCGAGTGAAGGGACTACTTCGGGGCGCAGTAGGAGTCCTGCGGGGTCTGGCGGCAGAGCATGAGGCGCAGCAAGCGCAGCTCGTTGGCGACGTCCTTGTTCTGCGCGGAGATTTCGTTGCGCAGCGAGTCGCGCGTGGAGGCAAACTCGGTGCGGACCGCGACGACGTCGGCCTTCTCCGCCTTGTTGTGCACTGCGGCCGTCGTCGTGACCACGCCGGCGGTGACCGCCACTGCGTAGCCGAGCAGCTGCAGGAAGTGCGCGGTGATCCATTGCTTCACGTGGCCACCTCCGCGACCTGCGCGACGATGTAGCGCGACTGGCCGAAGACGGCGTCGAGGCGTGAGCTCCCGGCCGAGAGGCGTGGGTAGATCTGCTGGCCGGCGTAGCTCGCCAGGTGCGTGGTCATCGAGGCGCCGGGGACGAAGCCGTAGTACCGGCCGTTGCCGAGGTCCGTGAGCGTGATGCTGACGCCGGCGTTGATCGCCGCACCCGATGCGGTCGCGGCGAAAAAGAACGTGAGCGTCTCGCCGGCGACCTCGACGAGCTGGCGCGTGAGCTGATCGAGCGCGGAGAGGTCGAGATCGACCTCCCAGTCGGTGCCGAGCGGGACGCGGACGTCGTCAGCCACGTGGCCCGAACCGGAAGACGGTCACGCGAAGCCGGGGGCCGATCGCGCGCAGGCGCACGCGCAGCGCACCCAGCAGCCCGGCGAAGAGGCCGGAGCTGGTGTAGTGGCTGCAGATGGGCTCGCAGGCGATCGGCTCGAAACCCAGCATTACTCCTCCGGGGTCTCGAAGAACTCGGGGCCGAGGTCGGCGATGATCGCGCCGAGGCCGGCGGCGTTCTTCTCGCCGTCGTCGCCCTTCATGGGCTTGGGCAGATCGGCCTCGGTGAGCTTCGACTTCGGGGCGGGGATCTCGTCCACGGTGTCGAGCAGCGCGTCGAGCGTCTGCTGCAGGGCGATGGCGCGCACGAGCTTGCCCTCGCCCTGGTCATCGGTCTCCGTGTGCTCGGCGATGGTCTTCTTCCGCAGCGTCTCGAAGCGTTCGACGGCCGGCTTCACGGCGTCGAGACGACGCGCCACCTTGAAGTCAGACGTGATCGAGGGGAGCTTGCGATTCCCGAGCGTCTTCAGGGCATCGTGGATCGCGATGAGACGCCGGAACGAAAGGGCGAGGACGGTGAGCGTGATGTCGGACATGGTCACTCGGTGGGGATGGGGTCAGCGACGGGAGCCGGCGCCCACTGGACGTCGGTGACGTAGGCCGGGGCAATCGCCGTGATGGCCTTCACGACGTCGTCGTTCGACCAGGCGGGATTCAGGTTGAGCCCCTCGCAGACGACGGGCAGCGTGACGCCTGGCAGATCGACGCCCGCGGGGAGATCGAGGATGTTCTCCTGCACGAGGCAGGGGACGTCGTCGCCGGGGATGGCTTTCGCCTCGAGGATGGTCCAGCGGATGCGGTTGACCATGGGGAGGGTTCGGGTTAGGCGCCGATGAGGCCGTGTGTGGTGAGCGACGCCTGCAGCTGCGCGACGCGGCCGGCGAGCTGGGCGAGCGTGACGGTGCCAGTGGCGTAGGCGGTTGCTTTGTCGGGGCTGCCGGTCATGGCGGTCCAGCCGGTGTCGCGGGCGGCGACGACCTGGGTCCCGTTGACCCGATAGACTTTTCCTGCGGCTAGGTCTACATGGTCGCCAAACAGCACCAACCCGAGGCCTGTCGCAATCGCGTAGTTCGTCGCGGCTCCGGTCACACTGGCGATGGAGAGGCCATATGCGGCGGTTGCGCCGGTTCCCGTCAACGCGCCTATTTCGAGAGCGATTGGATTGGCTGGCGATGTGAACGCCGCGGTCGACATCGCAGTGATGCTGATGCCCCGCGCGATGACGCCTGTCAGTGCACCTGCCGAGAAGGTGCCCCCAATGACGGCGAACGCGAGGGTATCAGCATTCGCCGCTGCCGTGAGAATAGGCGTCACATAGAGACCACGCGCGACGCCACCAGAGGCCGTTTGCGTCTGTGAGATCAGAATGCCGCTAGATGCGGTGAACGTGCCACCGACTTGAATAGTGCTCATTGTGTAGACGCCAGCTGCCGTTCGTAGCTGCCCAGCAGTGGTCAGCGAAGCAACAAACGTCGTCGCATTGTATCGCCATGCGAAGTCGGTATCTGCGGTTTTCATTCCTGCTATCGTAGCGTCCAGTCCGGCGTCCCATATTTGAGAGCCGCTATTTCGATACAGACGCAGTTGCGCGCTGCCGGGGAAGCTGACACTGGACGGTGCGTTAAGCGAGAGGAAGGCATTCCTGTACGTGGTCGGCGCGCCGCCGCCATTGCCGATCGTCGTCGTCGTCGAGGCGTCTGCCCCAGCATTGAACAACGATCCGGAAGCGTTTACCGTGAGCGCTCCGTTCATAGAGACGAGACCGGGGAACGTGTACGCCCCAGTGCCGAATGTCCCCGCAGTCACTAGGGAGGCGGGCACAGCCCCAGAAACCAGGGTGCCGTGACTCGTCAGGCTCGACCCCGTCACCGTCGCATTCAGCGTCGTACCCGTCAGCGTCCCCGCCGCCGCAGTCACCGTGATCGGCGCCGTGCCATCGAAGTTCACGCCGTTGATCGCGCGCGCGGTCTGCAGTGCGGTCGCGGTGCCGGCGTTCCCTGAGACATTGCCGGTGACGTTGCCCGTCAGCGGGCCGCTGAAGGACGCCGCGGTGACGCTGCCGGCCAGCACGAGCGCGGTCACCCAGGCGGGAAGTCCGCCCACCAGTGACAGCACCGTGTTGTTCGCCGCCGCGGCGAGCTTCGAGAGCGCGGTCGTGGCGGACGCATACAGCAGGTCGCCCACCGCGTACAGGCCGAGGCCCGTGCCGCCGCGCGTGACGGCGGCCGTGCCGCTCGCGAGGCTCGAGGCGTTGAGCGCGGTCAGCGCCGAACCGTCGGTCGAGTTCACCCAGGCGGCGCCGTTGTAACGCAGCATCTCGCCGGCGCCAGGCGCCGTGAGCAGCACGTCCGACAGGTCCGTCAGGCCGAGCGTCTCGAGGATGCTCGCCCAGGTGAGGTTGCCGGCGCCGTCGGTCTTGAGGTATCGGTTCGCGGCCTGGCTGGCCGGGAACGTGTACGACAGGCCGTTGAGCTTGATCGCTCCGGGCACCGTCAGCGCGCTGCTGTCGGCGTCGAGCGTGAGCAGCTTCTCGGCCGGGACGTCCTGGAACACGTCCTTGGTGCCGGCGCTGAAGTTTACCGTCGCCGTCGTGCCAAGGTGATTCTTGATGACCGTCGTGCGCGTGAGCGTGCCGTCGCCATTCACCAGCCCCACACCGACTTCCCACTCAGCGGCCGCGCGATGCGCGATGCAGTAGAACGTGGTCGCCGCTGCGCCCAGAGCGCCGAGGAAGGTGCGATGCCGGGGCGTCGCCGCACCGGCCAGCGTCACCGCGCCAGCACCGGTGCTGGTGGTGGTCTCGTAGACGCGGTTGGCGAGCGAAGCCTGAGTCATGATGGGTCCGAGGGGAAACGAAAAGGCCGGCCAGACCCCCCGAAGGGATCTGGCCGGCCTCGAACCGGCGTGTCAGTTGTGCGGAGATACTAATGCCGTCGAGCAGAACGCGCCAGAGCTACGGCACGATCGCCGGCGCCGCGAACACGGCCTGCGCCTCGTGCCCGTAGCGATCGAGCTGAAAGCTCGCATCCGTGAGCCCGCGCACGGCGAGCCCGACGTTGCGCAGCTCGCGCTCCATGGTGTCGAACGTCTGCTGGAAGCGCTCGAACTTGGCGTACACACTCACGTCCGACTCGCGCGCGTCGGCGCGGGCGAGCTGCAGGCGCAGGTCGGCGATCTTCCGCTGCGTCTCGGCGGCGAGCACGTGCAGCTGCGCCGTCGCTTCATACAGAGCATCGGTGAGTGCTGACGACTCACCCGTCGGCGTGACGGCATCGAAGAACGCGCGGCTCTCGTTGGTCATGGTCACTTGGTCCGGAAGATGTTGGGAGTGTCGTAGGTGATCACGACGCCGGCGGCCTGCTCCGCTGTCGCGAGGATGGCGGTGTTGGCGAGCGTGATGATGACCTGGTAGCGGCGGCTCGTCGTCGACTCGCTGAGACCAACCGTCAGACTCTGCCAGCCAGAGCCGCCGGCTGTCACCGAGCCGAGCGTCGAAATGCCGCCCGTCGCGTCGGCACGATCCAGCCGCGCGGTCGCGCGCGAGCCCGCCGTGCCGTCGTCGTAGAGATCGGCCTGAAAGTTCGTGATCGTGCAGCCTTCGGGCAGATCGAACTCGGCGACCAACTGGCCCGACACGGGGCCGGCGTTGGTCACGTATACGGCGCTGTTCGTGCGCCCGATCGTCGTATTGCTGGCGTAGGGCGTCATGCCCCCCGCCGAGAGGTTCAAGTACTTCGTGCCGAGCGTGCTCGAGTAGATGATGTTCGTCTGCGCGATGATCGAGCCGGAGCCCGACGCACCGGTGCCCGACCACGCCTTGACTGAGATGTAGGCGCGCTGGCCGAGCGTGAGCGTGCCGATGTTTGAAAACGTCGTCTGTCGTGCGTTCACGGTGCTGCCGAGTGCTGCATCGGCGGCCGCCTGGCTGACGGTGCTGAATCCGACCTGCAGCGATGCCGTGTCCGTGTCGCCGATCACCGAGACGTCGACCTTGCCGTCCTCGCGGACCGTGGCCTCGATCACGGGCTCCATGGGAACCGGACCCATGGTGAACGTGACGACGTTCTCGAAGAGCCCAACACCGATCTGCCCCGTGAGCGAGGTCCCGATAATGCGCCAGCCGATCTTCGAAGGCACCTTCTCGATGAGCGAGACGCTGGCTTCGTAGGTGTTCGGCGCGGTGTTGGTCATTGCCGCCCACCCCGACCACGCGCCGCGACCGACCATCGTGCGGTACTCGTAGCTCGAAATGCGGCTGTTGGGGTCGGTTACCACCAGCTGCACGGTGCCCGTGGTGCCGGTCTCGCTGGTTTTCTCCTGGACCCGCACGTCCTGCCCTTCGCGGATCATCTTGAAGTCCATCTTGTCGCTGGCCGTGCCGGCGCCGGCGAGCCCTGAGTAGCCGATGGCCGAGCAGTACAGGGTGGTGCCGACGTTGAAGGGGCCGGTGAAGGTGGTCTCCACCTGCCGCCCGTTGACAGCCGCAGCGGCGCCGACGGTCGCGCTCGACGGATACGCCGACGTCGAGACCGCCATGCGAATCGACTTGGTGTCGGAGTCGCCCGTCACCTTCACGATTGCGGAGCCATCGTGCGAGAAGGAGACGTCGATGACGACGAGGTTCGACACCTGGTTGAGGTCGAAAATCTCGGTCCCTGTCGCGAGCACGCGTTCGACGCCAAGCCCATCGTAGCCCGTGACGCGGTAGCCGATGCGCCCCCACTGGCCGCTGCCGGTCGGGATCGTGACCGTCGTCGAATAGGGGACGCTGCCATCGGCCACCCATCCCGACCAGGCGCCGGGATCCGTCTGCGTGCGAAACTCGACGAGCGTCACGCGCCCCTGCGGGTCGGTGATCGTGAGCGTTGTCGTGCCGGTGGTTCCTGACTCGGTGTCGGAGACTTCGATGATGGGCGCGATGGGATCGGGGCGCACCAGCCCATCCGGAATAGCACCGGGCGTGCCGGACTGCTCGGCAGTGTACGACGAGTCGCCGAGGCCGCCCAGGCTGTGGCGAATGCGATACCAGTACGTGAGGCCGTTGCTCGGCAGGTCGTCGACGTAGACCGACGTCGTGCCCGGCACGCGCGTGATCTCCACCCACGCGCCCGGCACGCCGGCCACGTCAGGCGCGCGCTCGATGGCGATGTCGATGGTGGTGTCGGCGGCCCACAGCGCGAGCGCGATGCCCGTGCGCCCCTCGGCGTTCTCGCGGTTTGCGAGCACGGAGAAGCCCGCCGGGCGCGGGCAGCCATCGAGCGTGCCGTTAGTGACCACCGAGCTCGTAGCCATCGCCGAGCGCGTGCCGCCGGCATCGACGTGGCAGACGGCCACCTGGTAGGTGATGGCGGGGCCGGAGAGGCTGCGCACGATGGTGCGCGTGGATCCCGCGCGCAGCCGCGCGACCTTGTACGGCGCCCAATCGGCCGGCGGCGCGCCACCGAGATAGACGAAAACCTCGGTGTCGTCCGTCGCCGAGCCGTTCGTCCAACTGAGGGTGGCGGCGGTCTGCTTGATGTTCGAGACCGTCAGTGCTGCCGGCGCCGACAACGCCGTGAGCGTGACGCTGGTCCATGCGGTCCACGCCGAGGGGCGGCGGCCATCCTGCTCGGTGCGCGCGCGCACCCACACCTTCGCGCCGGCATCGACGGGCGGGAGTGGCACGGCGCCGGTAGGGCAGCTCGCGGCGGCGTAGCGCTTGAACAGCTGGCCGTTGCCAGCGGGGCTGCCGGCACCCGTCGCCCACTCGACGGCCACGCCGAGCACCGTGGCGGCGTTGATAGCCGCCGCGTTGGTGATGGTGAACTGCGCGATCGTGCGCGCGTCCGCTGAACTCGCGGCGATACTGATGGTCGCGGCTGGCGCGATCGGCTGCTGCGCGAGTCCCGAGTCGACGAGCTTGAACACCGGACCGGCGGGAGACTCGGTGCGGCGCACGAGCTGCATGATGCGCGCGCCCACCGAGGACTCACCGATGCGGTAGTTCTTGTTCGGGTAGTGCGGCGCCGTGACGTAGATCTCTTCGCCGATCTTGGCCGCCGCCGCGGCCGCAGTGGCGAGCAGCTCGAACTCACCGCTTGACGCGCCACGCCCGAAGCGGTCGAAGACCTCGAGCGCCGTCGCGGCCACCAGTGCCGAGAGGTCGGCCTCGAGCGAGGTGGCGAGGTGCACCATGCCCGGAATATCGAGGCTCACTTCCTTCGTGCCGAACGCCGTGGTGTCGGCCGACGCGTTGGTGACGCGCTGCGTCGCGAAGAGCACTCCGTCGCGCGGCTGCGGGCGCTCCGGCGTGCTGTCCGGGGCGATGGTGTACACCTGGTGCGACAGCGTCACAGCCGTTACCACCGTCTCTTCGGCGATGTCGAACGCGACTGGTTCAGCGGAGCGGAGATCCGTGCTGGCGATCGTGTACGCCGGCGTCCCCGTGTCCTTCAGGCGCGTGGTGAAGCACTCGAGCTGGCCGCTCGCGTTCATGCGCGCTGAGAAGCCGAAGGGGCCAAAGATGGCCTCCTGCAGGAACTCGTTCAGATTCTGCGGCGCGGTGATGCGTAGCGCGAGCCGCACGTCGGCGCCAATGCGCGCCTTCACCGTGGCAGCGGTGGCGGCATCGTAGGAGATGCGCGCATCCGTCCACAGTTGCGTGAGCAGGTCGACGGGGTGCATGTCCACGTACATCGGCGAGTCCTCCGTCACCGCGTCGACGTAGAGATGCACCGTCAGAACGTCGCCAACCGAGGGCACCGCGCCGCCGCCAACCGTGTCCCACCAGAACGACAGCGAGGGGAACGACTTGTACGCGCCAATCAAGTGCGACACGCCGGCGTCGCCGTCCCAGTACGACTCGCGGGGAATGTGCGTGCCGGCATTCCCGACCACGTACAAGCGCAGCGCGTTGTACGCCGAGTAGGTGACCGTGGCGTTGTCCTCGGTGTAACGCTCGTCGGTGCGGTACTTCCCCGTGATGTCGGTGACGGAGTTTGGCCCCTTCGGACCGCTGGCCGCCAGCGCCTCGACGATCTTCGTGGTGGTCTTTCCGGTGGGTCCCGCGTAGCCGTTGACGAACTCACAGCTGATTTCGCGCCCGGTCACTGCTGTTACGCGGAACTGCCAGCCGCCGCGGTTCTTGATGCCGAGGAATGCAGAGCCGACTCCGGAGCCCGTGATCATCGGCCCGCCGATGATCGCGCCGCGCGAGGCCCACGTGGGAAGCCCACTGGCGAAGATCTTCCGCGTGCGCCCGATGCGGCGCGAGTCGCTGATACTGAACTCGTACTCGATCGCCGTCACAAGGCGCAGCGCGCTCAGGTAGCCGGCGGTGAGCGTCGCCCAGGCGCCGCCGTTCTGCCGGTACTCCACATAGCAGCGCCGCGAGAGCAGCTGCTGGCGATAGCCGGCGTCCTCGAGCTGGTTCGTGATGAGGCGCAGCGTGCCGGTGCCGTCGGTGCCGGTGATCGGGTCGATGACCCGCACGCTGTAGCTGCCTTCGCGCACGGCGCCCGTGATCGGATTGACCTCCTGCCCGTCGCCCGACGGCGGCTCGCTGATGTACGGATTGGTGCCACCGGCCACCGACGTGATCGTCAGCGCGTCGGTGGTGCCGTCCGGGTTCGCCAGGGTGGAGGCGTCGCGGATGCGAAGGCGGTACTCGAGATCCACGCGCTCAGTACTCGCAGAGCATGTCGGCGGCCGCGCCGAGATTGATCAGCGACAGCGACACCGTGTAGGTGAACTGCTGCATGTCCTGCGGCGAGATGCCGACCGAGGCGCCGTCGTTCAGCCCGCACGTGGCGTAGCTGCGCGCGGCGCTGTCGCCGGTGTTCACGGTGCACGTGCCGCCGCCCTCGAGGTGACGCTTGAGGCGCAGCGCGACGGACAGGGAGGCGGCCGGGAGCTCGCGCAGTTCGAACGTGGCCCCGTACTCGGTGCGGAACGTGAACATCGAGCGCGCGCCGGTGGCCAGGCTGTGGGCCGAGTGGCCGACCTTCCGCGTGAAGGGCGTCCAGCCGGCAAAGCGGCTGGCCGCCCCACTCGCGATTGCCGTGAGGCCGTTGTCGAGGGTGGCGGCGACGCCATCGTTGAAGGTGATCGAGGCCATCTGCTATCCCCTCCGGCCCGCTTTGTTGAGCAGCTCCTGGATCGCGCGCTGCGCCGTGGGATCGTTCGGGCCAATAACGGTGATGTTCGTCGCGCTGCGCGGGTTGAGCCCGGCCGCCATCGTCGACGAGTCACCACCCCAGAGCAGGCGGGTGGTACTTTCCGCGCTGCCGTTAGCCACCGCGGCGGCGGCGCCTGAGCTCGCGCCGTATCCACCACCACCGCGGCCGCCGTGCGCGCTGCCGCCCATGGCCGTGGCCGCTGCCATCATGGCAAGCGCCACCGCCGCGGCTGCCCACGGGTTGGTAGTGAGCCAGAGTGTGAAACTCTTCATCAACTCCGACATCATCAGCGCCTTCACGGCGATCTGCGCGAACATGTCGCCGAGTCCGCGCAGAATCGTCGACGTGGCCGTCTTCACGGCGCCGCCGATGTCGCCGCTGAGCGCCTGCGCGATGCCCTGGCGCAGCCCCTCCTGCAGCGACTCCGTAATGCCCATCGCGATGGCCTGACCGACCGGGTGGAACAGCCCGGCGATCTCCTGCGGCGTCGGGAACTTCATCCCCTTCATGGACGCGGCGATCTGCCTGCTCAGATCGTCCTGCGTGGGAAGGATGCCCTTGGCAATCTGCTTCTTCGCGTCGTCGACGGTGTACCCGGCGCTCAGGTTTGCAGCGCCGACCGACGTGATGGACGGATCGATGTACGGGTTCGCTTGGTACGCGGCAGTGTCGTTGGCACGGCGCTGCCCGGCGTAGTCGAGCATGGCGCGCTGCGCCGCCGCCGAGGCCGCGGCGCCCGCGGCCTTCTTGTCGGCGCTGAGATCGGCGGTGATGCCGATAACAGCACGCGGTCCCCGGGGGCTCTCGAGCGGATTCTGCAGTAGATCGATCGTGCTGCGGTACTGCTCGAGCAGCTGCTGCACCGTTACTTCCTTGCCATCGAGCGGCGAGGTGACGGTCTGACGGTAGAAGTCCTTCAGGGCGCCGGGCGCGGCGAGGTCGAACGGATTGGCGCCGCGCCCGCGCAGCTGCCGCTCCTGCGCGCCGAGCGCACTGACGCCGCCCTTGAACGACCGCGACTTGGCGTCGAAGGTGCCGCGCCACAGCTTGGCCGCCTGCGCGTTGAGCGCGGCATAGTCGGCCGCGGCGCCCATGTCGCTCAGTCCCTTCATGAACTGGCGCTGCGTTTCGGTCTGCTCGTCGCGTGCGCGCTTGAACATCGACACGATGCCGAGCGTGAGCAGGCCCACCGCCGAGGCGATGGGCCCTGCAGGCCCGAACGTCATCGCCATCTCGCCGCCGAGGATGACGAGCTGTTTCAGGTCGCGGCCGGCCACCTGTCCGTTGCGTCCAAAGTCGGCGAACGTCTTCGAGATCTCACGCCCGGCGAGATTCCACTTGTCGCGCGCGCCATCGGCCGCGGCCTCGATGCCCTGGCGCGACGAAGCGCGCGCGGACGCCGAAGCGGCGGCGGTGGCGGCCGAGACCTGCCGCACCGCCGCCTGCACTTCGGGGACGCCCTGCGCCTCGAACTTGACGCCAACGGTGCGGACCGGGGCGGTCATGGCTTACTGCTCCAGTGGGGGAGTGGCTGCGAGATCGTTGAGCACTCCGCCCGACTCCATGCGCGCGATCATCGCCCGCGCGCGCGCGCGCGCCGCGGCCGGCGTGGCGCGTGCCGGCGCGGCGCCACGCTTGACGCGAGCCAGCAAGTCGAGGCGTCGCGTCTCGAGCTTCTTGGGTTCGTGAAACGAACACGCCTGCAGGTCGGCCGCGCGCAGCTCCTCGGACTCACGCAGCAGCGCTTCGTCGCGCTCCACATCGATGAGCTGCGCGAACGTCCACGCGGTCTCCGCGAACGGCGCCCGGGCCACCGCCAGCGGCGATTGCCCGAACGCGCGCGCGACACGCGCGATCATGAGCCCGATGGGATCGGGGTGCTCGACGTCGGCGCCAGCGGAGTCGCCTCGGCTGGCGCGCTGCCTTCCCCCAGGGCGGCAATAACTCGCTCGGCCGCGCCGCACGCGATCTCCACGACCTTGCGCACCTGGTTGATGGTGAACGCGTGCACCTCAGCGTGCGGCACGTCGGGAAGGCAGCGCGCGGCCACCTCCCAGAAGATGACGGGATTGTTCTCCGCCTCCTGCATGAGCTGCATGCCGACGCCGTCGATCTGGCGGATGGCGACTTCGCGCCCATCCGCCAGCGAGAGACTGGGGCAGGGCTCTTCGAGCGCCGCCAGGGAAATGATCTTCTTCATGGGTTACTCGGTGGCTCAGGGAAGCGCGTCGCGCAGCTCGATCTTGTACGGGCAGGTGCCCGGCACGGCGCCGCCGGTGATGTCGAGGCGCGCCTCGATCGTCACGGCGATCTCGCCTTCGCCGTTGTCGCTCCCCTTGAGGCTCCACTGCGTGAGCAGCCCACAGGTGAAGAGGACGGCGGCGTACTTGCCGTTGCCGCGTTCGAAGACGAGGCGCACGTTGTCGAGGTAGTTGCCGGCGGCCAGCAACGTGCTCGCGGCCTTCGGCGTGATGGTGGCCGTCGGCGAGGCGGCGTCGTTCACCGAGCCCGGCTCGAGCTGCGGCATTTCCTCGGTGCCGAACTCGAGCAGGGTGCCGGAGATCTTCGGATCCCAGCCCGTAACGCGGTCCAGGCCCTTCACCTTCGAGCGCTTGCCGTCAAACCCGATGTTCCCGTATTCCTTCCCGGGATCGAAGTTCAGGCCGCCGCGGCTGACGCCCACGACATTGGAGCCCACATACAGCACGCCCGAGTCGAGCAGCACGTCGGTGGGGAGATCAGAGGAGTAACCGGTGATTGGCATCGCGTGGCCCTCCGTCAGGGCATGTAGAGGGGCAGCACTTCGCGTACTGTCCAGGTGGTGAGCACGGCCCCGGCGATGATGACGTCGTCGATCGGGGTGAAGAGCTTGGCGTACTGCACTTCGACGAGGCGCTCGAGGGAGACGCCGTTCATCGTGCGCAGCGTGTGGCTGTTCGGCTGCGCGAGAGTGTTCAACGACCCGCGCACGGCCTGCAGGCGCTTGGCGACATCGCGCGCGCCCTCGGCGGTATCATCGTCATGCGCAATCGAGTGAATGCCGACGGTGACTTCGGTGTATTCCTGCGACTCGGTGTGACGGCTCGGCCGTCCGCGCGGATACTTCCAGCCGATGGGGCCGCCGAGCACCACGATGAGCCCGGGCAGCGTCACACTCTCCGGCGGCTTCTCTTCGAGCTCGAGGCGCGTCACCCAGCCGTCGCGCATTTCGTCGTAGACTTGGCATGCCGGCGGCCGCCGTTCATCGCCGCGCGGCACCACGTCGAGCACCGCTTCCACGCCGATGGTGGAATCGGCGAGTGCGTTGGCGATGAGCTGCACGACTTCCGCATGCATCAGCGCCCGACCTCCGCCAGGGTGAGCTCGCGCGCGCCGAAGTCATCTTCGCGGCCGATCTTCCGAACCTTGTAGCGCTTGAAGGCACTGCGCGCCGCCATGGCGTTGTGCATGGCACGCTGCGGGCCGACTTCGATGACGTCGTCCTGCTTGAGGTCGGTGAGGGTCTCGGCGCTGATGGTGAGCGTCGTGACCCACACCACGACACCAAAGCCGCTGCCATCGTCCTGCGGCCGCTCCTCGCGCACCAGCAGCCCGCGCACGAGATCGTCGCCGCTGATGACGTCGGAGCCGAGCGGGCCGTTGAGCATGCCGGTGAGGTGGCGCACGGTGAGGGTGGACATTGGCTAGCGCCTCCGGCCGCGACGCGACGTCGGAATAACCGGGTCGCGCGTCTGCGGGGTGGTGGCGGTTGTGGCGACCGCGCCGGGCGCCGGCGCCGCTCCATCGAGCGGCACCGGCGTGGCACGGCCATCGGCGATCATCGCGCGTGCGATGGGCACCGAGACATCGTGGATCTCCCCCTTCCTGGGGCCGAACGCGAAGACGATCCGCATGACGGGACCGGGTGAGGGAGCGTCGCTTCGGCTGCGCTCCCTCAGCCGAGTGCTAGTCCGTGATCGCCGAGGGCACGGCCGCCTGCTGGTACCGCGGCACGAGCACGTAGAGCGCCTGCGTGAGGTTGGCGACGTTCGACGCGCCCGTCTTGATCGCGACGCAGTCGAAGCCGCCGGCGATGTCGAGCACTTCGGGGCGCACTTCGAACACCACGAGCTTTTCCTTCAACCCGGCGTCGGTGGTGAAGGAGGCCGCGTCGGTCTGGCGCGTGAGCGTGTCGTTCACCGACAGGTCGGTGTTCGCCCAGATCGGGACGACGGCCGACACGGCCTTGGCGCCGGCGCCGGCGACGTTGGTCGACTGTTCGAGCGTCAGGGCGATGGTGGCGGCGTTGCCCTGGTCGATCGAGGCGACGACGAAAAGCTTGTGCGCACCCTTCAGCGAGACGCGCGTGCCCGTGCGCCCCGCCGCATCGGTCGCGGGCTTCAGCGCGCGCACGATCTTGAAGTTTTCGGGAAGGCTGAGATTCAGCATGGAACGGGATCCTCAGGAGAGGGCGAAGGAATCGAATCGGGAGACAGCCCAGCGTAGGGGAGCAGGCCGCGTAGCCCGCTCCCCCGCAGTGGTTAGCGCGCTTCCAGCGTGACAAACGGCGAGCGCGTGGCGCCGCCGTTCTTCGGGGTCAGTGGCGCGTTGATCGACGGCTGACCATCGTGACGGTGCACGAACTTCAGAACCTGTTCGTCCTGCAGGAACCGCACGTGCATCGACTGCGCCTGACGGAGCCCACCCTTCACCGCGAAGAGGTAGTAGCCGAGGTCGGCGAGCACGACGTCGCCCAGCGAGCTGAGCGCGGCGTTGTACTCGGTGAAGATGACCGGCATCCCCAGGAGGAAGCCGTAGGGCGAGTCCTTCAGGCCGCCCGGGGGCAGGAAGACGGGCGACTGGCCGACCGTCATCTGCATCAGCTGCGCGAGCACCGACTGGTCCACCAGCCAGGCACCGCGCGCCGTCTTGCCGCCGAAGCGCGAATACATCTTCGCCGCGTTCGCCGCGTTGAAGGTGTTCGCCGCCTGCGCAGCTTCCTTCGTCTGCGTGACGAGAGAGCCGGAGTTCATGATGCCGAGCGGCGTGCCAGCGCCCGTGCCGTTCATGATCATGTCCTCGATCACGAACGTGAATTCCTCGCCGAACGCCTGCTCGATGATCGTCGTCGCCATCGGCGAGTCTTCGAGCATTTCCTCGGTGATCACGCAGGCGCCGACAGCCTTCTTGAGGTTGAGCTCCACCTGGCGGGCCTTCGGCTTCGACGTGGCGATCGTGCCACCTTCGTCGCCGTAGGTGACCGAGACGCCGCCCCAGCGGGAACCGCTGGCCCGGCTCGACTCGTCGATGCCCGGTACCTTCGTACCGTTGCCGACGGTGACCGGGATCTGGTTCACGCGGCGCAGGATCTCCCCACCCTGCGGGCCGGTGATGCGCTCGAGCAGCGTGTCCATCACGGCCGGCGGAGCGACCCAGAAGCCGCCTTCCGATCCGATGCCCTCTCCCACGCCCGACGCGGCGCGCGTCGAGAGACGCGGGTCCACGCCGCGTCCGCGACCGGCGTCGATGACGGCGCGAAAGAAGTCGCCCGCGTTGTCCCACGGGCGGTCGCCCGCGCGGTCATGCGTGGTAGTGACGACGGCGGCGGGGCGGCCGGCGCCCTGCGTGCGCTTCAGCGCAATCAGCGCGCGACCGGCCGCGCCGACGTCCGATCCGTCATCGATGAACCGCTGGACGTCCGTGTCGGCGACGCCGAGTTCGGAGGCCATGGAGCGGATGGTGCTGGCGCGTTCGCGCTCGGCCTCGACAGCCATGCGAATCGCGTCGGGATTGGTCGGCGCCGCCGCGGGGGCGGGAGCCGGGGCTGCAGAAGTGCCCATGGAATCCTCCTTCTCCTTGCCCTTGCGGGGCGTGAGGTTGGCCTGGCGAACAATCACGAGCGGGAACGCGTCCAGGTCCGCGTCACGCCCAACACCGACGGAGACGTCCGCCGGCACCGCGACCGAGGAACCCTCGAGCAGGGTCCAGCTCGTCACGCGGTAGGTGCAGTTGTCATTTTCATCGCACTCGGTGAGCAGCATCGCGTTGATGCGATAGCCCACCGAGACGTAGGGTCGAACGCCGTCGCGCATGTCTTTCTCGATCCATGCGGCGTCGGGGTGCGCGCCGAAGCGCAGCAATCCGCGAATGCAGCCGTCCGTGTCGACCGTGACCTCCTCGAGCACGCCGATCTGACGTTCGGTGTCGTGATCGGCGCAGAACGCGAGGCCGCGTTCGCAGTAGGCGAGGTCCACTTCACCGGCGTCGTGACCGAGGATTTCCGTGCCCCACCAGCGCTGGTACGGGGCCTCGGACGACAGGCAGATCGGAAGGCGGGTATCGCCGTCAGCGCGTGTTGCGAAGCGCGACGAGTCGAGCGCGACCGCTACCCGACGACGCTGTACCGGCAGCGCCTTCAGATCCGGAGGCGCCGACACCAGAGTCGATGCTGTCATAGGTTCCCGGGGCTATGGGGGAGGGTTGAACGTCAGGGAGATCCACGCCGAGCTCGGCGGCCAGCTCTTGCTCCGCCTTCCACTCGACCAGGAGTTCTTCGAAGTCATCGCCGCGCTCGGCGGCGAGTCGGGTGCGCGTGGTCAGGCGCAGCGCGAGTTCGCGCTCTGACGCCTGCACGTCCTTGAGGGGATCGACCCAGCGCCAGCCGCGCGCCTGCCACTTGTGGAGGAGCCAGCGACCGATGTTACCGGCAAGGGCCAGCGCACCCGTCGCGCGCGCCATGGGCAGCCACGTGCTGTAGATCGGTTCGTGGAAGATTCCCGCGAACCAGTCCTGCAGGATTTCCCACGCATCGCGCTCGGTGTTCTTGCCCTCGCGCAGCGAGCTGTAGTTTGCCTGGCTGAGATCACCGGACAGCGTCACCGCCGCGGTGTTTACGCCGGCGGCGATGAAGTGCAGCATCGCGTTCAGAAAGGCGGCGAACTGGCCGGTCGGGTGCTCCGGATTCCAGCTGCTGAATTTCTCGCCCGGGCCGAGGCGTTCGATGATGCCGGGCGCGGCCTCGAGGTATGGCGCCTGCTCGTCTTCGCCGTCCACCGCATCGGGATCGGGTCCACTCGCGCCGTCGGCAGGCGACTGCTCGATGAACCCCATTTTGGCCGCCGAGGTGCGAGAGGCGACGAGCTCGTTGTCGACGTATCCCCCGAGATGACGCAGCGCCTTCATCGCCGGGGCGGCCCATGGGATGCCCCGCAGCTGTCCGATGCGCCACACGAGGAACAGGTGATGCACTTCGCTGGCCGGGATGAAGACGCGCTGCAGCGCGAGCCCCGACGTCATATCCTGCGGGTGGCGCGTCCAGAACCAATAGCCGAGGGCGGCATTGGTCAGACGGTCGACTTCGACGCCCATCTTGATCGGGTTGCCGTTCGGGCCACGCTCGACGAAGTAGTTTTCATCGAGCAGGTCGGCGTCGAGCAGCTGCAGCGCGTAGCCGAATGGGTTGTCGGCGAACGGCACCTCGCGCACAAACGCCTCGCCGTCGATGGCAATGGTGGCGAGCACCAGCCGTTCGACGTCCGTGAAGCGCAACCGCTTTTCGAGGGTGCAGGTGTCGCGCTGTCCCCAGCGCTGCCACGAGGCGAGGATCAGGCCGTTCGCCAGTCGATCGCGCTTCCCGTCGCGGCCGAGGTTCGTCGGCTGCAGCCGGATTCCCTTGGGTCCGACAACGTTGGTCGTCAGCGCATTGATGAACTTCCGCATGTGCGGATTGTTCCGGGCCAGCTCGCGTGAGCGCCCGCGCAGCGTGCGCAGCTCGTAGCGCATCTCCTGCGTAGCGGACTGGATGTAGCCCTGCCAGTCCGCGAAGAGGCGCCCCTGTTGCGCGCCATCGAAGGCATCGCGTCGCGACGACGCGTGCAGGAGGCGGCGCAGGCTACCCATTGCCGAACCTCACCCGCACCACCTGACTGCTGCGGCCGGTGCGCTTCTTGTACAGCTCTTGCCGGAGCGAGGCGCGCACCTTCCACAGCTCTTCCATCGTGTGCGACTTGATGGACTTGCCGGCAATGCTGTACTCGACCATGTCGGCGCTCGCTTTGCCGACCAGTACGGCTTCGATGATCGTGAGCATCTGCTCGGCCCACAGCGTGCGCGCCGCGCCCTTCTGCTCGGCGCCCGCGCCATCAATGACCGTGACGATCTGCTTGGTCGTCGGGAAGCGCTGACCGGCGAGGGTGGCCATGCCGATGAGCGTGTACGTGCCCGGAGGGAGATTCGTCTCGCCGTAGTCGACGGCAACGAGGAAGCCCGTGCCATCGTTTGTCGCGCTGAACTCCTTTACCACCGGGCCGACCAATCGATACGTCAACCCCCACCCATCACGCGCCGGGAAATCAGCGAAGGACGGCGCCCATGTCCACGTCGAGTTGGTGACGAGGACGGTAGGTTCGGCGGTGGGAATCGATGGGGCCACGACACTCCTGGAAACGCGAAAAGGCCGGTGCGGCGACTCTGGGAGTCGCGGCACCGGCCTCGAACCGGTTTGTCAGTTGTCGCGCATCTGTTGCGCGGCGAGAAGATAGAGCGTCGGTCGCCGCCGCGCAATACATCGGTCAATAGTTGTGCACGTAGCTCGATCGCCGAGGTTTGCGCCGCTTCTTCTTCGTCGGTTCCTCCGCTTCCGCCGCCGCGCCATCGGCGGCCGCCGCGGCCAAGGCGCGCGCCGTCTCCCCCTTCACCATGAGCGCCGCGGCGCGCTTGCCCAGCGACTCGCGCAGCGTGTCGCCGAAGTACATCAGGCCGGCGAGGGCATAGCAGAACATGTCGAGCGCTTCGTTGCGGGCGCCGGGCTTCTTTTCATACCGGCGTACCGTCTTGCCGTGCGCATGGCTGACGCGCACCTCCTCGCCGGTCAGCTGTTCGATCCATTCGTTCGTGGCGTCGTCGGGCAGGTTGATGTAGCCAGGGCCCGCGAGCTCGGTGCCAAGGTAGGCGAACGCGAGATCCTTGAGCGCATCGGAGCCGAGGATGACGACCTTTGCCTTTGCCTTGGTTTTCCGCAGCGGCATCCGGAGCGGCGCGACGCCCGGGCCGCCGACGCCCTTCACCGGCCAGAGCGGGATGCCGATACGCCGGCGGCAGAAGGAGTACACGGCGTCGGTGTGGTGGCCACCGGAGTCCACGAACGCGACCGACGCCCGGATGGTTGCGCCGCCTTCATGCTGCCATGGGCGAGCGATCACGAGTTGCACGCGGTCCCAGGTAGCGCGCATGGCCGGATCGCCCCAGATGACTTCATGGCGAATCAGCCACGACTCTTCACCCTCGCCGAACCCCCACACGTCGACTTCGCAGCGATCGCCCTGCACGTCTACGGCCGCGATCAGAATGCCCACGCCCGCCGGCACCTCGGCGGCGAACTTTTGCCGGCGCGCCTTCAGCGTGTCGGCGTTGGCGCCCACCGCATTCTCATTCCACGTCTCGGCGAGGTAGGTGTTCACGAACACCTTCAGCTTCTTCGGGCGTCCCTGCGCCTCGAGCCAGAGCGTGGCGAACTCGCTCCATCGAATGAACGGCGAGTACAGCGCGTTGATGTGGAAGCCGACGCGTTGGCGCCCAGGGCGTGCGGCGATCCAGCGCCCGGCCGCGAGCATGCGCGACTTGTGCCGCTCCTCGATCACCCCACCACATCCAGCCGTCAGCGCACCAGTCGCTGCGTCGCCCTCCTTGCCAGTGTTACTCGGCTCGACGATCGGCTGCCCCTCGGGATTGATGGGCTGCTGGCAGACGTAATGCGCGGTGTCCGGCCTGCCAGAGTCCCAGAGCAGGCGGCGCCGGCGGAGAATGAGCAGCTGCCCACAGTGTGGGCACGGTACGTGGTAGTGGCGCTGGTCCGACAACTCGAACAGGCTCTCGATGCGCGATAGGCCGCGAATCGTCGGTGTCGACGGAACGAAGATCTTTCGGTTCCAGAAGGTGTCGAGACGGCGCTCGCCGAGGGTGAGCGGGTCGCCTTCATCCCCGGCGTCGTCGGTGAAGCGGTCGACCTCGTCGGCGCCGAGGATACGCTTTGGGCGCGACGCCAGGCTGGCGGTGGAGTTGGAGCCGACGATGTCGAGCTGGCCGCCATCGAACACCTTGTGCAGAATCGTGTCGCCCTTGTCGCGGCGGTTCGACTTGGCAACCAGCGACCGCAGCTCGCGCGACTCGGCCAGCATCGGGTCGAGTCGATCGAGTGACCACGCGCGCGCCATGTCGATGGTCGGCTGCATGACGAGGATCGGCGACGGATCCTGATGCATGTGGTAGCCGATGAAGTTTGTCATCACCTCGGTCGCCGCGATCTGCGAACACTTCATCCAGCAGACGTGCTGCACCCGGGGATTGCTCAGCGTGTCCATGATCTCGCGCGTGTACGGCACGCGCGACGTGCGCCAGCGCCCGGGCTCGGCGCTCGCCTTGCGGCTCAGCACGCGAAAGCGGTCCGCCCATTCGGAGATCGTCAGCTTCGGCGGCGGCCGCAGCGCCGTGCGCCGCAGCTCCCGTTCGCGCGCGAGTGCGACCTGCGCGCCCTGTAGATTGGCGAGGGCGCCGGTGCTCAGGCGGCCTCCGCCTCTTCGTCCAGGCTGAGCGGCACGTCCTCACCGCTCGACAGCTCCTCGAGCATCTCGTGTACGTAGCGCTCCGCGATCTCGAGCAGCTCCTCACGCGGCTTCAGCTCACCCTCGCCGGCGATCTTGCCCGGGAGGTTGAGCGCGCGCGCGCGCACCCGGGAGAACGCCGACCCGACGGCATCGACGAACTGCGTCACCGTCATGGTTTCGCTACGCCTGGCGGCGAGGTCGAGCTCGGCGAGTTCGGCTTGTGCGAGCTCACGCCGGCGACGGATCTCGGTGATGGCGTCGTCGCTGCCCCCACCGACCGGACGCCCGCGCGCCCTCTCCCGACGGATGAACCAGTGGTTGGCTTCGGGCCACCGCCAGCCGTTTGAGTCGACCGGCGCACCGTCCTCGCGCGCCATGTAGCTGGCCGCGTTCTTCGAGACGCCAATGCGCAACGCGAACTCGGTGCCGGTGATGTAGCCCTCCTTCACTGGCTTCGATTTCGCCCTCGGCTTCGCACTCGATCGAGCGCGCGCGGGCGCCTTCTTCTTCGTCACTCCCTATCGGTCCTCTGCAGGGGACGCGTCGGTGTGGCAGTACAAGTCCCCATTTATGTGCGCGCTGGCGTATACGCAAAGATCGAGGTCGTCGACACCCGCGAGTGGAACGCCCCGGAAGGACCCGCCGCGATGGCAGGCTGTCGGGCTTCACGACAGCGAGTGTCGCGTGTCATCGAGGCGGCTCGCGATGCGACTCGAGCGCGAGCAGTGCCTGGTCCAGCAGCAGATAGAGCACATGCGCCTCGCTCATTGAGCACGGCCCGTTTGCGGCTTCTTCAGCGGTGATGGTGACAACGTGAAGGAAGGCTGGACGTCCACACTCCGGGCAAATGTGCCTACTGTTGTCGACCAGCCTGATGGATGAATCAGCGGGATCGATCGCTTCACGCTGGTCGTCGATTAGCGGCTTGGCATCGGGATGCGAGAGGACGGCAGCAATCTTCAGCCGAAGGCAGCCGACACAGTAGCCGGTGTCGCTGTCGGAGTGGCCCTGCTCGTCATGTCCCGGCGCCGTGACCTGGGCAGCATCAATGAGACTCTGCGGTACATCGTCCTGCTTCATGCCCTCTCCAAGTTGAAGTCGTTCCTACTATCGCGCTGTCGCCATGGCTTCCGCAAACCCGCGACGGAAGTTCAGAGCGAACCGATCCTGTGCCACGAGCTGCGCGGTCTCGTAGAAGAAGCGGCGCCCCGTCACCGGCTTCGGCGGGCGGATACGAAACAGCAGGATGGTGGCGCGCTTGTCGCTGCCGATGCGCTGACGCACCTGTCCGGTGTTGGGACCAGTGCGCACCACGAACGTGCGGCGCTTGCCCTTGAGTCCAACGTACTGCTCACGCGTCTTCTTGCCGACCCGCACCTTCACCTTCTGCAGCCCGCTGGGACCGAGCCGCTCCTGCAGGCCGAGCATGCTCGGGTAGAGGGAGCGGTCGATCTGTCGCAGGGCATTGCGGCCGCGGTTGGGGATGGCGATCGAGCCGATACTGAAGATGCGCTCGCTGCCGATGAGGCGCTGACTGCGACGCAGGAAGCCGTCCTCGAGCAGCGGGAGCAAGCTGCTGCGCCCCTTGCCGGGCTGTGGGCGCACGGTGATGGTGGCGCTGAGCCGCGCCTTGGTGGCGCGATCGCCGCGCCCGAACCAGATCTGGCGCGTCAGCCAGGCGTCCGACACCGCCGAGCGTATGGTAAAACCTCTC